CTCTTCTGGCGGTCTTGGCATTTCTTAAAGGCATTTACAGACATGAACGAGGCGTTGACGTGCCAAGCACGTTATGACCGCCTTTCGTCCGACCGTTTGACCTTCCTTGATCGTGCGCGCCGTTGCAGCGAGCTTACGATCCCTACTCTTGTGCCTCCTGAAGCGCACTCGAAAAGCACGACGTATTATACGCCGTGGCAAGGCATCGGCGCACGAGGCGTGAACAATCTAGCTTCAAAGCTACTCCTCTCCCTCCTCCCCCCAAACTCCCCCTTCTTCCGCCTTGTGGTGGATGACTTTACCCTTGACGAAATCATGGGCCGACCCGGTGCGAAAGCTAAGGTTGACGAAGGTTTCAACAAGATCGAACGGGCTGTACAGGCAGAGATCGAAGGTTCAAACATTCGACCCTCTGTCTTCCAAGCTCTCAAGCATCTGATCGTCGCTGGTAACGTGCTTATGTACCTCCCTAAAGAAGGAGGCGTGCGCGTCTATCGGCTGGACAACTACGTGGTCAAACGAGACCCGGCAGGCAACGTCCTCGACATCATCGCTAAGGACGAGGTTAGTCCACTGGCGCTCACTGAAGAAGAGCGTGAACTGTTGGATGACACCCCCGGTAAGCAGGATGAGGACTACACCACTGACAAGACCGTGAAGGTCTACACTCGTCTTCACCGTAAGGCCAACCGCTGGCATCTCTATCAAGAGATCAATGGCAAGATGGTCCCCGGTTCAGAAGGCCAGTGGCCCATTGAAAAGTCCCCCATGCTCGCCCTCCGTTGGACAGCAATCGATGGCGAGGATTATGGGCGTGGGTATGTCGAGGAGTACCTTGGCGACCTGATCTCCCTTGAGGGCCTTTCCAAGGCTATCGTGGAGGCTTCAGCCGCCGCTGCTAAGGTGGTCTTCCTTCTCAACCCCAATGGCGTCACCCGTATGCGGGATGTGTCTGAGGCTGAGAGTGGGGCTATCGTTATTGGCAAGGGCGATGACATCACGTCTGTCCAGACCGATAAACAGGCTGACATGCGTATCGCCTATGAGGCAGCACGCACGATCACTGAGCGTCTATCCTTGGCCTTCCTCATGCAGTCCGCTGTGCAGCGTCAGGCTGAGCGTGTGACCGCAGAGGAAATCAGGTTCATGGCTGGTGAACTGGAGGATGCCCTTGGTGGCGTCTACTCGATCCTGTCTCAGGAGTTCCAGCTTCCCCTCATCAACCGGCTTATGGACCGTATGACCAAGCAGAACCGTCTACCGGCTCTGCCCAAGGGCGTCGTTAAGCCCGCCATCGTCACTGGCCTTGAGGCTCTGGGGCGTGGACACGATCTTAATAAGTACAACGCACTTCTTAACGCGCTTACCCCTCTCGGACCTGAGGTTCTCCAGCGGTACATGAACCCCGGAGACTACATCAGCCGTATTGCGACCTCCCTAGGCATCGATGCTAAGGGCCTCGTCAAGGATGACGAACAGATCGCTATGGAGGCCCAGCAAGCGCAACAGGCTCAACAGATGCAGATGATGGCTGACATGGCTGGCAAGGCTATTCCCAATGCTGTGAAAGGCATTTCAGACCAAGCCATGGCCTCACAAGAGCCAGCGCCTCCTGCACAATAAGGTAATTTCTATTGGGTGATAATCTTTCGGTGTCGTTAGACACTTCTAAGGATGTTCCGCAGACCTCTCTTGAAGAGGAAGCAGCTAAGTACGACGAACCTCAGACAGAAGAAACTAATGAGGCTAGCGATGCTGGTGAAGAAGAACGTCCAGAATGGCTCCCTGAAAAGTTCAAGAGCGTTGAAGACCTAGCAAAGGCATACTCTGAACTTGAAAAGAAAATGGGCTCTCAGAATAAAGAAGAGCCCACCCCCACTGAAGAGGCTAAGACGGAAGAGACCGTCCAAGAAGCTGATGACGCCGCTGAGAAGGCGGTTGAAGACGCTGGCCTTGATCTTCAGGTCTTGTCTCAGAAGTTTTGGGATAAGGGTGAACTTGATGCGGAGGACTATACCGCACTAGAGACCAAGGGCATCCCCAAGGCTCTCGTTGATGAGTACATCTCACTCAAGACAATTCAGTTTGAAAACACAGTTATGTCCACAGTTGGTGGACGAGATGCCTACACTGAGATGATCGCGTGGGCATCTGACAACCTATCCCAGAGCGAAATCGACGCATATAATCGCGCTGTCAACTCTGGCGACATCAACATGGCTAACATGGCTACCAAGGGTCTACAGGCCCGGTTTAAAGCCGAAGCCGGATTTGAGCCGTCTCGATCCGTTAAGGGCGAGAACGTCTCTGCGACTGCTGAAGTCTATCGCTCATTGGCGGAACTTCAGAAAGACATGTCTGACCCTCGTTATCAGAAAGACCCTGCGTTCCGTCGAGACGTCGAACGGAAGCTGGAACGGTCTGACATTATGTAAACCACCCGTCTTTCATTTGGACCTTTATTATGGCGCGTGATTACACCTACGACAAAGCATACCGTAGAGCGCACCGTGCCGAAGATGCTGCAAGACACCGCGCTCGCAGACTTATGATTAAGAAGCACGGCGCAGCGGCTCTAAAAGGTAAAGACGTAGACCACAAGAACGGCAATCCCAAAGATAACCGGATGTCGAACTTGCGGATCGTCTCCAAGAGCGTGAACCGCTCTAAAAAGTAAGAACAAGGACTAACCTTCCGGCCCAACAATAGCTCTTGAGGGAGCGACGATAGGATAACCGCGTTTAGGTGGGACGAGTTCGATTCTAGGGTCTCATTTCTTAGGCCCTCCTAACAACTCACTTTTCAAACCCACAATTATTATTCGGAAGGCATTTTATTATGGCTAACTCTACCCCGTCGCGCTTTGGCGCAAATAAAGGCGGTGCTGACAAGCGTGAACTCTTTTTGAAGGTGTTCAGCGGCGAAGTTCTCACCACGTTCAACACCAAGACCGTGATGGCGGACAAGACCCGTGTTCGCAACATCGCTTCTGGCAAGTCGGCATCTTTTAATGCGATTGGTCGTACCGTCGCTGAGTACCACACGCCGGGTGCTGAAATCCTCGGTAACGCTATCCAGACGGATGAGAAGGTCATCACCATTGATGACAAGCTCATCGCCCATGCGTCGATCTCCGACGTTGACGAGGCGATGTCGCACTTCGAAGTCCGCTCTGAGTACAGCCGTCAGATCGGTGACGCGCTCGCCCAGACCTATGACCGCAACCTGTTCTCGCTGGCTGTGAAGGCCGCTCGTGACACGGGTGCTGGTGGTCTCGGCGTTGGTGCTGTCGGTCAGGCGAACGCCTACTCGGCCACCCTCGGCGCTGCTCCGACCGTTGCTGACACCATTGCTGCGATCTACGCCGCCGCTCAGAAGATGGATGAGAACAACATCCCCGACTCTGACCGCTACGTGTTCGTGTCCCCCGCCGTCTACTGGGGCATCGTGACGAACGACAAAATCCTGAACAAGGACTTTGGCGGCTCGAACGGCGTCTACTCGGATGGCACGGTCATCAACGTGGCTGGCATGAAGATCGTCAAGACGAACAACCTCGCTGTCGATCACACGGCTGCCACCGGCACGTACCCGGACTACTCGTCCAAGTACGCTGTTGATGCGTCCAAGACCCTTGCGCTGGTCATGCACCCGCAGGCTCTCGGCACCGTGAAGCTGATGGACCTCGCTTCTGAGATGGAGTGGGACGTGCGTCGTCAGACCACGCTCATGCTGTCGAAGATGCTCGTGGGTCACGGCGTGCTTCGCCCTGAGTGCATCTACGAAATCAAGAAGGCGTGATCCTTCTTTCTGGGGAGGGCCTTAACCGGCTCTCCCTTTTTCCTTTTTATCCATTGTGTGGAGACCGTCGATGGCTAACACGCCAATGACCAAACTGGACGCCGTGAACATCTGTTTGTCATCGATGGGCGAACCAGTCATCAACACCCTCGATGGTGCGTCCGTAGACGCCCAGATCGCCTCTGACATTGTTGACGAGGTATCGAGGTCAGTTCAGGCTGAAGGCTGGCACTGGAACCGTGAACGCCACGTCCTTAGCCCAAACTCAAACAAAGAAATCTTACTACCCGCTAACACGGCTCGCATCGATACCATCGAGGATGATCGTTATACCGACGTTATCCAACGTGGCGGTCGCCTGTTTAACCGGTCTGACAATTCTTATTCCTTTGAAAAACCTCTCAAACTCCGTATCTACGTCCTGTTGCCATTCGAGGACTTACCTCTGGCAGCCAAGAATTACGTGACGTACAAAGCCGCACGCCTATTTCAACAGCGGGTGCTTGGCTCAGAAACAATCTCCAAGTTCAACAAAGAAGAAGAAGGTCGTGCATGGCTCACCCTGCTCCAAGCAGAGGCTGACACTGGCGACTACAACATGCTCACGGACTCGTGGCAGACCTATTCAATTCTCTCAAGAGGGCATTTCGCTAGAGGAGGCTACTAATGGCCCTAATCTCTGGCTCGATCCCTAACCTTGTAGGCGGCGTATCCCAACAGCCCCCTGCCCTGCGACTGGCTACCACCAGTGAGCGCACTGAGAACGCCATGCCCTCCGTGGTGTCTGGCCTCCTCAAACGGCCTAGCACTGAACACATTGCTAGCCTATCGCTTACCCTGCCTAACGGTGCGGCTGGCTACCTGATCGAGCGCAACGCTGCCTATCGGTACATCTCGTTTATAGCTGAAGGTGATCTCAAGGTTCTAGACCTGAACACAGGCACGTTCGCCACGGTGAACTTCCCTGATGGCAAGGCTTACCTCGCTGCTAGCTCCCCGGTAGACACGTTTCGCTTTGTGACCTTTGGTGACTACACGTTCATAGCTAACCGTAACATCACGGTTGGAAAGACGGCTGTCGCTGAGCCATTCAATGCTGAAACCCGGCTTGACCCGTCTACCCGTGGTACGATCTATGTCGCACAAGCTAACGCCAACACCTACTACAGCATCTACATCAACAATGTCCTCAAGGCTGAATACCTGACGCCAAAGGGTGTTGACGCTGCTAGCTCTGTTCCAGACACTGGCGTCATCGCTGGTGAACTCAAGACTGACTTGGAAGCCGCTGGTTATACCGTGGTTAAGACAGGTTCTACCCTGACGATCACCAACCTAGCAGCGTCTGACACTATTCAGCTACAGGCTGGCAGTGGTGACAAGTCGCTCAAGGGGTTTAGAAACAAGGTCCAATCCTTTTCTGACCTCCCTCCTAACGCTCCTGAAGGCTTGATTGTCACTGTTCAGGGCGATGTAGACGAGGCTGGCGATGACTACTACGTGGTCTACCGCAAGGGCGTCTGGGTTGAGACCGTGGGTTGGAACCAAGGCGAACAGTTGGACACGGCTACCATGCCACATGTCCTTGTTCGTGAGGCTAACGGGACGTGGACCTTTAAGAAGCACGTATGGGAAAAGAGGGTCTGCGGTGATGCTGATAGCAACCAGTCCCCCTCCTTTGTAGGCGTCAAGATCAACGACATCTTTGTCTACAATGCTCGCCTAGGCTTCTTGGCTGATGAGAACGTCATCCTGTCTGAGGCTGACAAGTTCGAAAACTTCTATCGGACCACTACGACGCAGACGCTTGACTCTGAGCGCATCGACATAGCCGTCCTCCATAACAATGTTGACATCCTCCAGCACGCAGTTCCCTACAACAGGGACTTGCTGCTTATGTCCAACACCAATCAATTCAGGCTTAGCTACCAGAATTACCTTGCTGCTAAGACCATTCAGATCAAGTACACCACGTCCTTCAACGTGTCCTCCCGTGTTCGCCCGCTTAACATGGGCAACAGTCTTTACTTCGTGGATGACCGTGAGGACTACAATTACACCAAGCTGTTCGAATACTTCCCCAAGGAGAACGTAGCGGCTGACGAGGCTGAAGAGGTTACGTCGCCTGTACCTGAGTATGTACCGTCTGACATCTCGTTCATGGCTGGTTCAAACAGGGCTAACAGTGTGCTCCTGTCCAGCGTCAATGACCCTACCAGCCTGTACTACTACAGGTTCTTCTGGGCCGGTGAACGCAAGGTTCAAACCTCTTGGAACAAGTGGACCTTTGCTGACTGCACCAAGATACACTGGGCAGCTTTCTCAGGTTCATCGCTCTACCTGATTATCCAGCGTCCAAGCGGGATGTTCTTGGAGAGCATCAGGTTTGACGAAGACGTGTTCGACACGGCTGAGAACTATCGTATCCTGCTTGACCGGCTGGCTACCGCCACTGTTAAGACGTACAACCCAGCCACTGACTACACGACCATCACGCTACCCTATTCCACCACAGTCACACCGGAGGTTATCTCCAGTTATGGCACTGTGTCTGGCATTAGGCACTCAGTGTCTAGCCTGTCTAGCACTCAGGTACGTGTGTCTGGTGACGTGACTACCCACACCATCAAAGTGGGCATCCCGTATACGCTGCTACACGAGTTCTCAACCCTGTATCCCCGGCAAGCAAAAGGTCAGGGAGAGGTTGTCATCTTGGACGCTCGTCTACAGTTGCGTTACCTGTCCTTGGAGTATCATGACACCGCTTATTTCAAGGTGTACCTCCAGTCACCCGGTCGAGACCTGATCTCAGTAGGGTTTAGCGCCAAGACCGTGGGTGACGTGAATGAGCCCTTAGGCAAACAGGCGTTTGACTCTGGTGTGTACCGTGTGCCGGTCATGGCTAGGAACACCAACGCTAAAATCTGGATAACCAATGACACCCCCTTCCCGTCAGCGTTTGGCGCAGCGGAATGGCAGGGTGAACTTACCCTCAGATCAAGGAAGCGCATGTGAACCAATATATCCACCCGGCAACGGAGGATGACGTTAGGTTCATAGCGGCTAACATGAGGCAAGCAGACATAGAGGAGGCGGGGGCTTTAGGGCTCTCGCCCCTTGATGCGCTGATGCTCAGTCATCACCACGCAATCAAATCCTATACCCTGATCTCGCCTGACGGTGAGCCTATCGCAATCACAGGCGTCTCCCCAAGCTCAATGGGGGATGTGTGGGGAGCCATATGGCTACTCGGCACAGGCGGGATTGAGAAGTTTCCTAAGACGTTTCTACGCAATTCTATTCCGGTGCTTGACCTCCTCTACGAAGAAACAGGTCGCACCGTGTTTCACAATTTCGCCTACGCTGAGAATGATCTCCATTTGAAATGGCTCAGGTGGCTAGGCTTCAAGTTTATCAGGACGGTGAACCTACCTCCTCACGACAAAGATTTTGTCGAGTTCGTTAGATTAAGGACTTAATATGTGCATTGATCCGGTTTCTCTTGCCGCCGCTGGGACGGCTATAGGCTCCGCTGCCTCGTCTGCCGCCACGGCGATTGGCGCGTCAGCCGGTTCGCTCTCTACGGCCCTCTCAATCGGCAGTTCTGTCGCTGGCTTTGTTGGTCAACAGCAAGCCGCTGGCGCTGCTAACACTGCATCCCTTGCTAACGCCCAGTCTGCCAATATCGCAGCCCAGCGTAAGTATGAGGATGAACAGCGCAAATACATCTATGACTCCAGAGCCCTCCAGCAACAGGGCTATGACGCCACTCTCAAAGGTCGTGAGGCTGTAGCCACTGGTGTCGCCACGGCTGGCTCGTCTGGCGTCTCTGGCATCTCTGTTGAAAACATTCTAGCCGCTGCTCGCCAGCAAACCGCTGAGAATATCTCCCGTGTGAACACTAAGCAGGATGACCTGTTTAACTCCTATCAGAGCCGTGTTGACACCTATGAGGCAGAGGCCCTTGGCCGACAAGCTGCCGCACCCATGAGAAGCGGTCCTAGCCCGCTGGCTCTAGGTCTCAACATTGCTAGCGACGTGTTCAAGAAGAGGGAGGGAACTACCTAATGGCTATTGTCACTCCTGACCAAGCCTCGATTGACCTTGGTCGATCCAGAATTAACAACGCGGACGTTTATGTTCGCCCCATGTCTGAGAATGGTCCCAGCGCATTTGAAGAGCTGGCTAAATCCATGTCTAAACTCGGTATCACCCTTGAGGACCGGGCTGGCAAGGAAAAGAACGAGAATGACCGCCTCGATAATGAACGTATCCCATACTATGTGAGCCAGTTCGCCGCTGAGCTTGATAGTGGTGTGGTCGATGAGGTTCAGGTTGGCAAGCGTATGCCCACTGCCTCTAAGATCATCGTCGCCAAGGTTACTGAGGGTATTGGTCAGCGCCAGTATGAAGACTGGGCTCGCCGACGTATGGAAGAAGCCCTCCGAGAGGATGCCACTCTTCGAACCGATCCAGACAAGCGCAAACAGTTCTTTGACACGATGCGCGCTGAGATGAACGAGAGGACCAAAGGTAGAGCCTTTTATGGCGCTGGTGCTTCCCGTGGTCTTGAAGGGGTCATTAACGAGTTTGAGAGCGGCTTCCAGCGTGAAGGTGCTGAGCAGTTCCGTAAGAACGAAGAGGAAGATCTTAAGCGCCGTGTCTCATCTGCAATTAAGTACCCGAAAGCAGGCGCAGCCGCTGGAGAAAACGGGGCTATCCTAGATTTCATTGCTGAGCGTGCTGAGTCAGGCGGTAACTACAACGCCTATTTCAGAAACGGTGATAATACATCTATTCGCTTCACCGACATGACTGTAGGTCAGGTGCTTCAGTGGCAGCAAAACCACGTCGCAAAAGGCTCTATTAGCTCTGCGGTTGGGCGTTATCAAATAGTCCAGAAAACTCTTAGAGGGCTTGTTGATAAACTTGGCATAGACCCAAATGCAAAGTTTGATGAGGCCCTTCAGGACCGGCTTGGCGTTCAGCTTCTTAAAGAAGCCGGCCTAGATGCTTACAAGCAGGGTGGTAGCAAGGAAGTCTTTGCTAACAACCTAGCAAAGGTGTGGGCAGGTCTCCCTGTAGTCTCTGGGCCTAACGCTGGTAGGTCTTTTTATCACGACGACGGTATAAATAAGTCAAAAATACCAGTTGGTGAGTTCCTAGCTGCCTTGGACCAAAAAGGCTCATCGTCCAACCCTGTTTCTGCCTTGGATAAAGAAGTCTCAGGCATCAATGCTATCCGCCGCAGAGAACTCATTGTTAGCGCAGCGATTGACCAAGCTACGTCTAGCCTTGATATCTCCGTTCTAGATCGCATCCCGAAAGAGCTTCGTGGCGTTTCTGATGTTGAACAGAAGATTGAATTAGCTCGTAAGTACGTCATGGACCGTGCAGAGGCAGAAAAAGATCGTGCATGGAAGCAACAAGAACGGACAAGGACTGAGCAAAAGCGTGATGCTGAACAACTCGTAAACAAAGCTCTTCTCGAAAACCGTGAGCTTTCCTCAAAAGACCTTGAACTTTTAAATCGAGTTAGCCCTGATCTAGTGACGGGTCTTGCCACTCGCAAGCAACAGATTGCTGATCTTAAGCCTCAAGAGGAAACAAGGAAGTTCGATGAGGTCCGCGCAGAGATGCGTAAGGCCATTGTTGAGAACCGTGACCCACGGAGTGTCAGCGCATGGCGCATCCTTGATCCCAAGTTGCAGCAACAGGCACGAGCCTACGCTGATGACCTGTCTAAAACTGGTGGGGCTCTTACTGACGATTATTATACAAAGCGTTGGTCTGAGGATTCAAAGAACCTATACGGATATCTTTTCGGAAACCCCTCTATTGCAGTTAAAACCGATCCATCAGCACGAGAAAGGCAAAATGACTTTGAAGCCTTGCTCTCAACAGCCCTGATCGAACATGTTCAGGCTGGAAATGATGTCCCGGTGTCGCTGCTTGATAAGTCTAAAGTGTACACCCGTGCTATTGAAATGTTGCTTAGTGTTTGGCCCCCGCAACAACAACAAGCAGAGGCTCTCCGAAACCAGTCCCCACCCGGTCGAACCTCGGTTGGCTCTGGTAACGCCGCTCTTCCTGCTGATGCACGCCGAATGATCGCTGGCTCAGGCGGCTCAACACCTCGGTCTGACGCTTCTCAAACCGTAATAGACAAGGGCAAGAAGCTCTACCCAGATTAACATTTAGGAGAACTTATTGATGGACGAAGAACCGTTGCTCCCTAATACGGAAGAGCAACCGGCGGTCATGTCCAACGAAGAGATCAATGCGGAGCTAGGTACACCCTCTCCGCAACCTCTTTCCGAAACTGATGTAGCAGAAGCTCCTCAGTTCTCGACTGACCCCCTAGACCCTCTTTCACGAGTCGAACAGGGCGTCGAAGGTATCAAGCCAGAGCAAATGATTGGCTCATCTCAGATGATGAATCGCTCGGCTTCCCTCGATCAAACCCGTCGATACAAGGGCATCGGTGCTTTTGAGATCATCCCCAAGGATGCCCACGTCGATACCCTCCGTAAGAACCAGTCAGACCCAGAGGCTGTCGAAGCCTTTGACATGAAGTATGGCAAGGGTGCAGCCGCTCGTTACCTGTCGCTTGCAAAGAAGGAACATATCGAAACCCTTCTCAAGAACAGGAATGACGAAGAGGCTGTCGCTGCCTTTAACGGCATGTACGGGGCTGGCATGGCTAACCTCTATGCCATCCTCTATAGCCCCAAGGCTAACGTCAACGA